GCCGACATCTCTTCTCATTCCGGCGGTCAAGGCTTCGTCCATCTTTGACTGGATGGATTCGTAATCCCCGACTTTCAAAAGGTCAACAGACTCTTCAATGGTCCGCTTTACCTTTTGCTGCTTGCAGAACTCCAAGAAATTTTCCTTGACGTACTCCAAGTCCGGACTCTCCGCTTTCGAGTACACCTTTCGAAGATTGTTCACGACAGATGCCCGAAGGCTATCAGAACCGATATCTTCTGATTCCTCTTTAAAATAGTCAAGCGTCGGGCGGTCTTGATATTCGGTGTGAAACTCCAAAACTTTTTCGACGATCCACTGCTTTGACTCTCCGTCGAAAAACTGCGGATCGATAATATCTGCTACTCGATCAAGAAACTCAGTGTCGGTGCATATTGAAGTTATTGCTTTAACTTGAAAGTTTGCTTGAAATTCATCGGCTAAACGCTCTTTTGGCATAAATTTTTATTGGTCTTTGGTTGTCTTTCTCATTCGGTTTAGCTCTTGAAAGGTCTTTTTGAGCCATCCGTCCATCGAGCGAATTGCAGCTTGCATCTGGTCTTTCATAAACTTCTCTCGAAAACACTGTTTATCAAGCGGGGGGATCTCAGATCTTGCAAGGTCGATGATTTGGCTTTTCTTCGCCGCCGAAATGTTCACGTCGTAGAGTTGCATAAGCTCCCAATTCCGGCGCATAACGTCTTCGTTGTCGACGATTCGCTCGTAGGTGCGGCTCTCGTCGATTCGCTCTTTGGCATACTCTACAACGTCCGTGACAGACTGCGGCTCGTCGCGGTGGATCACTTCTCCAAGCTTGTCCTGCACCTTCTTCTCTCCGACGTACTTCACGCCGGGAATGGAGTCAGAGGAGTCTCCTTCGATCATTCTCCATATGATGAAGTTGCGGGGCGGCACCCCATACTCTTCTTCAATCGTCTCCGGGTCGTACAGCGTTTTCTTTGTAGGAGACCAGATCTTGGTGGTTTCGTCTGCAAGCTGCAAGAAATCACGGTCGGAAGACATAACGATCTTCTCATTGTCTTCGTCGTTGTAGACTTGCTTGCAGAGATAGGCGATCACGTCGTCTGCCTCAATGTGATCGATGGACATAAGCGTGACCGGAAGGCATTGGAGATAATCGACAGTTCGGACGATTTGGCGTTTCATCGCCTCGTCTTCGTCTTCATCTTTAAACTCGTAGTTGCGGTTGTATCCCCCTTTTGAACGCCCGGACTTGTAGTCTCCAAAGATTTGCTTTCTCCGCTTTGAGCCACCTTTTCCGTCAAATATGACAATGCAGCGCGTCGGATTGAACCGCTTGATCGCCGCTCCCATAGACTTCAGGCAGCCGCCGATTCCCCCGATGTGAACCCCATTTTTGTTTCTTGTCGGATTGACTGCAAAGGCTCGGAGAAATGTGTTGAGCCCGTCGACAATGAGGATTTTGGAGTTTTTGTGGAAGTCTTTCCTTTTCTCTTTCTTCTCCTTGAAGTTTTCTAAGAGGTTTTCGTATGACTCGTTCATATTAATTTTTTGCTTGACAAATAAGAAAAGCTGGCTTGCTCTTTTATGTATGAACAAGCCAGCTTTCTCTGAGTGAACCCTATGTAAATTTTCGGTTAGGAGGACTCTTCCTCCTCTGCCTCTTCTTCGTCGCCTTCATCAACGTACTCTGCATTTGACCGATCAACCCAACCGTCTTCGTACTCGTGGGTTACGGCATCGACCAAGCGATTATACATTCGCTCTCGGAATGAGTCGTCGTTGTGAAGTCGCTTGCTAAACCGGCCTTCTTGCGTCTTGAACATTTCATCTTTGCCGCCGTCGTTGAGATCAGACTTCTGCAGGTACCCGCTATCATCTTCTTTGCGGATCTTGTACCAACCTTGACTGTGGTGCTCGATTACGTCGTTGTCTTTCAAGACTTCCCACCAACTTCCGTAGTCGGCAATTCCGGAGTTGTAATAAAGATCAAAGTTGCAATCTCGGTGTGGAGGAGCCAACCTGTTTTTGTCAATGACAGGGCGAATCTTCGCTCCGACAATCTCACCACTTTCTTTGATCTTTTTTGACTTCCGAAGCCGAATGCGAACGCTGGAGTGGAACTTCACTGCCTTTCCTCCCGGCGTTACCATCGGGTTGCCGTACATTACCGATGGGTCAGTTCTCACCTGATTAGTGAAGATAAGAAGAACGTTTTCACGGCTGATAAGTCCGTTGATCTTCCGCATGGCTTGTGAGAGGACAATCGCCTTATCGGTGTTGTACCCCTCTTTGCCATACTTTCCTTCACGTTCATTGTCTGTGACAGACCCGGCGATCGAGTCGACGACAACTGTAATCGGCCGGTCTTCATCTTTCTCTTTGACTTTTTCAATCACCGTTTCGATCATTTCGAAAATCTTCTCCAAACGGTTTTCTGGAATGTAGAGGAAATCGCCCTCTGGGTCGAGCCCAATCGTCTCCATAAAGTCAAAGTCTGCGGCGTGCTCGGTGTCGATAAGAACGGAAACACCACCTTGCTGCTGGCAGTCTGCCAAGGCGTGATTCGCGATTAGCGACTTTCCGCTGTTGTGGTGAAGCATCCCATGTGCAAAGTAACAGCTTTCAGGATGATCTACTGTAATGTCATAGATGTCTTGATCTCCAATGTAAGAACACTCTTCAACAACAGAGTATTCTTCGTCATCACAGTAAACTTTCGTTTCTCCAACAACAAGATCTTCTGTCATCATCCACCCAGCATTCGTGAAAAACAAGTGATCTTCACTTGCTTTGACAGAATTTCCGTTTTCAAGAACAATTCTATATGTGGGCTTTACACCCTTTTCTATGAAATCGGAAACATTTGTGTATTCGCCATTTTTTGTTTTTACTTCAACCTTCTTACCCTCCGAAAGAAGATCTTGAATTTCGTTAAATGTTGCTGTTTTTTCTTTCATAAGTTATTTTTGAGTCTTTTGTATTGTTTATCTTCTATGAGTATCCTCTTCTTTTTTCTGAGACGCTCTAACTCTTCTAGACCAAATTCGTTTTTGACTTCGCTTATGTATCCACCATACTCGTGTGTCGAACTTTCTTCACAAAAATAAATAAGAGCATTTTTCTTTCTCACGTTCTGTTCATGATCGATTAAGGAAGCTGGTTTAATTTCATAAACTGAATTCTGGACAACAACATCTGGGACGTATGTTCGGGAATTACCATTACTGTCTTCATAATCTATACGAAGATTACAAAGACTATACTCTATATTTCTCTTATCTAAATCATAAAATACCTTCAACTCTAAACTGCTTCGAAAATATATGACGTTTCCATTACTTTTTTTGTAATGACCATGTATTCCAAATCCGGATTTTTTCGGCGGCGACTTACCATACATCGGATTATTCTCTCCTTCAAAAGAGTATGAAACTGGTTTCTTGTCAAATTGACTTGCAAGTTCTTGACATTTGTTTTCAGATAATCCAAACTTCGAATACATGTTCCGAAAAATTTTCCACTTGTGCCACCCCCGGTTTACTTTATCAATATAGTATGACTTTTCTTTTTCCGTGAACTCTCTGTAAGAGGGGTGATTTTCTCCTTCCCTCAGATTTTTCAGTGCTTGCTCTGTCGCCTTTTTCTTCAACACCCTTTCACTATTTTCTTTCCTCTTTTCATCAAGTCCAACATATTCGAGATAAGCTTTACTGAAACTGTTTGATTTGCCAATGAGATCTGAAACATCTTTTAGCAAACCACCTTCTTCAATCAATTCTTCAATTTCATCACCATATTTTTGTCGGACACTTTTGTATCTTTCAACAGCTTTCGACTTCTGATTTTTTTGGGCCGTTTCAGTCTTTATTTGACGAACATTCTTGTTCATCTTTTCTTTGAGACCATTTTCTTCAATAATTCGCCTCAAAACTTTATAAGACTGGCCGAAATATTCTTGTAAAGTTTTATACGAATGTCCTTGTTCTATCTTTTCTTCCAACTCAGATAGTTGGTTTTCGGTGAATTTGATTTTATTTGGCATACCAGTTTTTTCATATTTGTGGTCCAAATTTATATATAAACAAAATTGTTAAAATATGCCTTATTACTCAAATTCACCGAAAACACAAACCATCTTTCTTTATTCTTCTTCCACTCGGACTTCAACTTCAGTGTCTCCTGTCAGACACCCACTTGGACCGTAAAACTCCACGATCTTGCTAGTTGGAAGCCCCCCCTCTTCTTGATTGGAGATCATAAGTTCAAGAACTGTTGACCCGGTTGAAATCCAATCGTCAATCTCCGACGGGCTTTCTTTGTCGTCAAGCCGAAACGCCACCTTGCGCCCGTCATCTTTCGAGCTTTGAGAGTTGATCGATTTGGAAATCGCAGATGCTAAATCTTGCTCTTTTGCCATAGTTGTTATAAAGGTGTTTTGATCAATGATTCGATAAAAAAGGGCACAGCCAAGCTCGGTGTTGACTGTGCCCTTTGTTTTTTGTCCAACGTTAAGTAACCGTTTTACTCACCGAACATTTCATCGAACTCTTCTTCGAAGTCGCTGGTTTCGGTGGTTTCTTCAACGTTTGTTTCTTCTTCCTCAGAGTCGGAAGAACCAGTTGCTGGCTCTTCTTCTTCGTCGTCGGACTCTTCACCTTGGATGTAGTCTTCAAGTGCTTCTTGAAGCTCGTCTTCGGTCGGAACGTCGAATACTTCCGTGATTTGGACCTGACTCTCGTAGAACTCACGAAGCTGGTCTTCATCCTCTGCGAGAGGCGTCTTCTTCGGGCTAACGTTGATTTTCGTCTGCGGATAGTTGGTATCCGACTGCGCACGTGGAATGTACGTTAGCTTGATGTCGCGCCCCTCCTTCGGATCGGAAAGATCTCCCCAATCTGGATCGGCAAACTTTTCAAGCAGGTTCTCGAAGATGGTCTTGCCGAATCCGTAGAACCGGACACCCTTCTCTTCTTCGCCGCGTACGACGACTGGAGCAAAGGTTCTGCGCTTCGGAAAGAGGGTCTTCCACATCTCGTAACCTTCTTGACCGCGGTTACGGCGAACTTCGTCTGCAAACTCTGCGATTGGGTCGCCTCGCTGGATTAGCTCGTCGTCGCCAATGCCGCTTTCTTCATCAAAGCTAATCGGAGAGAGGTAATTAGGACCCGGAAGCTCGTAGTGGAAGTAAAGCTCAAGAAATGGATAATCCTTTTGCCAACGATAAGGGACAATGCGGATTCGATGCTTTCCTTCGTCTGGCTTCCACAACTTAGACGTTTTGTTTCCACCACTGTTTCGGAGATTGTTAAGCTTCTTCTGGATTTTGCTACGGTTTACACCCATGACGTTGTAATTGGTTTTTGGTTAATAAGCGTAATTAGAGTAATTAGTTATTGGTTATTGTGCGTTGTCAAGCAAAACTTTCTCTTTCTAACGCATTACTATATATGGTCCAAAACCCCAAAACCCGTGAAGGAATAATGAAGTATTTGCGATTCAAACGTTCTTAAAAAACCTCATAAGTCTGTGCCAGTCAACAGTTTATGAGAATAGGTAAATTGCTCAATTATCTTCATTTGATAGGCTGGGCTTGCCAGTAAAAAACCCCCCGATGGTGGGGGGTTGCCTCTTAGGACGACTCTCCGGTGCCACCTGTCGGCGGATTGGGCGTTTTCTTGACTTGAGGCGGCTTCGTCGGTTTTTTCGGCTTATAGCCGCCGGATCTGGAGATGTCAAAAGAAACTGTTCGCCGCACAACTCGCCCACACTTTCGGCACTCCTTTTCTTGGTAGGAAGCTGAGTGGCGGCCACGAAACGGGTCGCTCCACTCTCCGTACCGATGCCAGCACCCGTGGAAAAGCCATCCAAGAAGTGAAGTGATTTTGCTGTTATTTTTTGGCATCGTCAATCGGAGATTCGGTACGTAATGTAAGCTTTGCTCAAGTCGTAAGGTGAAAACTTCAGCTTCACCTCGTCGCCGGGAAGAACGTCAATGTGATTTTGCTTCATCCTTCCCTTCAAGATGCCAAGCACTTCTTCTCCGTTGCCGTGAACCTCCACGCGGTACCGATTGTCTGGAAGCTGCTTGAGTACTGTTCCCTTCTTCTCAATTTTATCTTCGCTCATATGTTTATTGTGTTTGTTTGTAGGTTTATCGGTTATCTCCGTCTCCTTGAAGCTTTCTATGTTCAAAAATTGATTTGATTTTGCTGAAAAACTTTTCTTTCGGTAATTCCATTTTCATCCTATTACAAGTTTTGCAGCAAGAAACTACATTTTCTTTAACATATCCTCCATCACTATCAATTCTGTCTATACCATTATAAGTGAAAGTTCCCTTAAGTTTTAAAAAATCTGCAACCTGCGAAGGTTCCTCTCCACAATAATAACAACTGCCTTTGAAAAGTTTTCTCACGTAACTTTTACTGAGGTTAAATTCCATATCATCTGAATCAGCCCGTTGTTTATATCGATAATACAATACGTTAAAGGTCGACTCACCCTTTGGAAGTTTTGATTGTGAAGCCTTGTCTTTAAGAAGGCATCCACAAGATTTGGTCTGACCACGCCTTAAACAACTTCCATTTACATATGTTATATTTCCACATTCACACTCACACTTCCATTTTATTAAACCATTAGAAGTCCTTTCACCACTATCTTCTAAAACTTTCAGCCGACCAAATTTTCCGCCTGTCATATCGATAGAACTAGTTTCTCCACGCCATTCCGGTGGATCAGTTCTTTCTATCTCCATGTATTGGGCCTTCTTTTTAACAGCACTCCAGGATCGATTTGCGTTCAAAGAAGATAATATCTCTCCTTGCGGTTCCGAAGGATACATTTTTTGTAGAGTTTTCTTATCTTCTTTCGACCACGGTTTAGACTTTCTTCTTAACCCAAGACTATTAGCTTTCTGTCTTAAAGCAGTCCAAGATCGATCTGGCAAGGCTCCCATTATTTCTTCTCTAGTTCCATCTACATATAAATCTTCCAGTATGTATTTTTCTTCATCAGTCCATCTCATAAGAAGTGATTATCTAGCGTGAATTTCCATCTCCGTGAAGAACATTTCGCTCTTTCCGGTCAAAGAGCTTTTCGAGATTGCGACGAGTCACCACGTCAAGGTCTCGAAGCCCGAAGTGGTGAGATGCCTTTCTCAAGTTCCGAACAATCTCAGATAGTTCGCGTTGGATTTGTTCTTTTCGATTGTCGTCGTCTCGAACCGACTTTTTCTGGTGGCCATTAATTCGAGCCGCAGAAAGAAGCGCTTCTTGAATAAGCTCTTCTCCCTTTTCCGGAGAAATGGTTCCTTCAGAAGCAGAATAATTGTTCCAGTAATCGGCAAAGTCAAATCCGAAGTGGTCGATTGCTCGGGCGAGATACCAAGTCACGTCACCCATCTCTTCTTCGATTTTTTGGACGTGCTCAGTTGACATTTTCTCTGTCGTAAGCCCACTTTCCATCGGCGGGTTATCAAGCGTTTCACGAAGCTCTCCAAGCTCGTCGACGAGCCCGTGAATGACGTAATCCCGCTCGTAGTCGTCCGGGTAGATGGCAAGCTCTCTCGTTTTCTCGATGTAGATATCAAGTTCCATGCCTTATAACCATTTAGAAATGAAAAATGCCTGCGCACATTTAGGTATGCGCAGGCATTTGAAAAGAGAATGAAGGTTGTTAGAGTTTGCTTTGAAGCTCTTTTATTCGCTGGGCAGCTTCGTAGTCTTCCCGCTCGACAGACTCTTCTAATAGCTGCTCAAGCGCTTCTTCGGCCTCGTGTTCTTCAACCACAATGTTCAAGTCTTCGAAGTACCCTTCCGGCCTGCAAGAAATGATCGTGATGATTTCTTCATTGCCTTCGATTATTTCTTCCCAAGCTTCAAGCAAGTGCCGGGTAACTTCGGCGGGCCGGTTTTCTGCCCAGTCTTCCATTTCGTCGAGGTCGTCAAAAACCTTTGGTTCCATTTATTCTTCGTCTGTTGTTTCTATGATATCGAACAGTTGAGTGTCGATCTTTTGAAAGTCGCCGCTGTCAGTAACCAGAAGAGAGTTTTCGTACTGGTCCCACGGAATCGGAAACGATTTGTCAAGCATCCCGTCGTTGAGATATTTGATCAGCTCGTTAAGAGCGTTGATCGTGTACAAGGTGTTTGTCTCTCGCTTCCGGTGAATGGAAATCGTTTTATCAAGGTAGCTTTTGTATTCACCCTGCTCTATGTTATACGTACAGAAAATTTCCTCCGGATCACGCATATTTTGAAGCACAAAGATTTTGCCGTAGGAAAGCTCATAGTTGCTCTGAATTTCTTCTACGGTTTCGTCAACCTTTGACTTGTAGGTAAATGTGCATAAAAGTTGTGTATCCGACATCTAAGTTTAGTTTTCATTGTGGTTCACACTTTTATGTATGAACCTCTACCCTTTCATATCGGAGAGGTAAACCCCAGACTTCGTGCCCTCGATGGTAAAGTCAAAATCACCGCCCCGGCTTCGGAGCTTGACCTGAGTATACGTCATTTCTTTTGCGCCATCGTCGTATCCGGAAGCGTATGCGAACACGACCGTTCCCCAAACTGCCTTGCTTGGCTGCCCGTTGATCTTAAACAGCACCAAAGGAACGTCTTGATTCTCTTCGTAATTGAGAAAATCAAGGGTGTCGGAGTCTTCTGCATGTTCTTCGGATCTTTGCATAAGCTTGTAGTCTTCAGAACCAACTTTCCAAACCGGAAGAGTCGTCCGGCCGAAAAGCATTCGCTCCTGCAAGTTCCGGAACTTCCGGATCACTTCCTCGGCTTCTCCTACATCTGACTCGTCGTTGTCGATAAGCTTGCTGAGAGCAGAAAGCGCTTGATGGGTTGCAAAGATCCTGTTAACCTCAGTGTTTGTCAGCTCGATATCGGCGTTTGGCGTAAACCCCTCCTTTCCTACGAAGTTATCTCCCCACTTGTCGTAAGCCGGGTCGTTTTCAACTTTGCTTGCGATTTGTACTGCCCACTTGTTCATTCGCCTGTATACCCCGCCGTAAACTTCTCCCTGAACGTTTTCCTCAACTGCATCGTTCCAGATGTTTGTGGCTTCGTTAAGCTGCTCTTTTCGGGTGCGCTCGGTCAGAAGAATGGCGTCTGCTTCGTTGATTGTGCCGATCTTCGGGTTTCTTCTTGCATTGTCGATAACCTCCGCAAGCGCTCGATCATAAACAGACTCGTTGCTAAATGCGTTTACGACTCGCTGGTACGCGCTTGTTAGCTTGCTGAGTTGAGAAGAGATCATGTTGTTGAAAAGTGATTTGATCTTCTCAACTCCACCGCTTACTTTGTTTATGAAGGAGTTGGCGGCATCGGAAGCGTACTCGACTCCTTGCTTTACCGTGTCTTTAATGTCTCCAAAGAAGCTTTCTTGCAAAACCATGTCGTCGATCACTTCTTCGTTGTCGTAAAGCCCAAACGTATCGATGAACGCAGACTTGAACTTGCCAAGTTGGGCGCCTCCTTGATCGATAGACTTTTTGTGAGAAACCTGCGCCCACTTTATGTTTTCGTCGTCGATAAACTCACAAATCCCCGCCCCCGCTCGCACTGCAGGGTCTGACTCTTCTTCGTCTTCTGTGCCTTGAAGCCTGTCGATAAGCGTTCCGGCGTCGACGGAGCAAACCACAAAGTCTGCGGTGTTGGGTTTGTCGCCAGAAGTCTCGACGCTGTTGTTTGAAACCTCTGCGGCGTAGTAGTCGTTGATCCGGCCGTGTATGAACTGCGGCGTTGGAATCTCAGAGCTTACGTTTTCGTTCCACCAGTTCCAAGCTCCCCAAGCCACGGACATAAACGTAATGAGGTCCGTTAGAGGGGCGTCACCGCTTTCAAATTTATCAGCTATGTCAGAAGCTCCGGACTGGTTCCAGTCGTAAGAGCCGTCTCGCAAAACGCTTGTAATCGTATTTCGGATTTCCAACACGTCATCCATAGTGCTTGCAGCTTCAACCCGGCTCATAAGCTCTTCAGGATTTTCCCCTTGGTTTTGAAGAGCAAACCCGGCACAAGCTGCAGTTTCGTATGTGTCTGCGCCCCAATTAATCGCGTTCGGATCTGCCGACTGCGGAAGAAAGCTGCTTCCAAGCTTGCTTTTGTTGCTCCACTGGACCCGATAAATCTTTCCGGCCCTGTCTTCGATGTAAATCGGATTGTCTTTGACCGATCCTCCGGTAGAGGCGTCGACGTCGATGAAATCTCTGCCTGGATCCGGGTCTTCAACTCGTTGCAAAAGCCCTTCTGGTTTTGGCAGACCTTTTTCTTCTATGTCCGACATAAAGAGAGATGGGCTTCCCGTAGCCGGTCGAGCCCGAAAAAAGTCGGTGGTCGCGTACTTGTCCTTGAAGATTGAAACTTCGTTCAAAAGGCTCGGTTCAACGCCACTTTCCCGAAGCGCTTCTCGCAGAGCTTCGAAGCCTTCATCTGTAAACTCTGGCTTTCCGCTATCTGTTTTCCAAGACCACTTTTTGACGACTTCCTCAATTTTGCTCTGGACCGGATCAGACTTTATAATGCTCTGAGCTATGTCATTATACTCTTTCATCGATCTTTCGTTTGCTTGGGTTCATCTATATGTATCTCTTCAAGTTTTCCGAACCGCTCTCCCATTTCGAGATCGACGGTCAAGTCTCCGGTTTCCATAATCGATTTGATTTCCGAAAGCTCGGCGTCGTCTGACGGGTTGTAATCAAGCAAAACGCTGTCGTAGAGGTAAAGCACGACTTCGGTGTCTTTGTCGGAAAGATAATCTAGAAGCTCCGACAACTGACTACAAACGATTTCAGTAGAAGTTGCTTGCAGGACGTAGTTGAGCGCCTTGGCTGGGTTGAAGTTCTCAATATTTGATCCGGTAATCTGCCTTCCGTGTTTGGCGGTAGATATTACCCCGTGCTCTTGGTAAATGTCCCAAATCCTCTCTGTAAGCTCTTTGACAGAAGAAAAGAACCGCAGTTGCAAAAGCTCTTCGGGTATGCCCTTCGGGTTGTACAAAAACTGGAACGTAAACTTTTTGGCGTCGTTGTAGTCTTCTTCGGTCAGCTCTTCTTCCCCGAAGTAAAGTTTGCCAAGGTGCTCGTGAAAGGAACCCGATGGCGCGTCGTATCCGGTAAGAGCAGAAACGATCCGCAAGTGGAAGGCGTCGTAGTCAACGTTGAGCATTTTGCCTCCGTCAAAGCGGCTTTGAAAAACCGGCCGCTCTTCTTCGTCCAAGGCAGCGTAGTTTACACCTTTGAAAGCGTTGGACGGCCGCCCGGTTTGCGTGTAAAGGTTATAGTTGGAGTATGAGAGGCCATTCGAGTCGGTAAGGTCTTTCCCAAAGACTTCATCGAACTCCCAAGCATCGGAGTACATGCCGTTTCTCTCCACTCTGAAGAGCGTTTCGATGATCTCTTCATTGTACTTTCGAAAAGGTGTTTTTTTGATCAACTCTCCGGAACTTTCGACGATTTCTTTGCACCTGTCGGCTCTGTTTTGACACTTCTCTACGAGCCTCATTATCGGCCTGTAGATGTTTTTCGCGTTCGGATAAACCGTCGGTTGGCTAACGGTTGGCGGCCGGTTGTGCTTGAAATAATAGAGAAGCTTGCAGTCGACG